CGGCGCCAAGGTCATCCGGATCATGCCGATCATCCAGGGCAGCAAGTCGGCCGGCATCTTCCAAACCGTGCTGGGAGTGGCGTTGATTGTCGCCGGCCTGTTCACGGGCGGCACGACGACTGGGCTCGGCATGGGCCTGCTGGTCGCCGGCGCTGGCGTCGCGATGGGCGGGGTGGTGCAGATGCTTTCGCCCACCACCAAGGCCAACACCGCCGACAAGAACGAGGACGGCAACAACCCAAGCTATGGCTTCGGCTCGGCGGTGACCACGATCGCCCAGGGCAACCCATACCCGCTGCTGTATGGCGAGCGTGAAATCGGCGGCGCCGTGGAGTCAGGGGGGATCTACACCCAGGACAACGTCTGATTCTTTTTTGGAACACCCAACCCGCTTCGGCGGGTTTTTGCATTTTTGGAGGAGCGCATGGGCGCAGTTGCGAGAAAGACCGGGGCCGTCATAGGGGCAAAGGGCGGCCAGTCGAAACCGAAGCAGCCGAGCATTGCGTCGAACAGCGTTCCGTCCCTGGCCACGGCCAGGTTGGTGTACATCTGGAGTTGGGGCCCAATCGTCGGCCCGGTTGATGGTTTGCGCTCTGTGCGCCTCGACGGCACGCCCATTCAGGCCCAGGACGGCACCATCAACTATCCAGGTGTGAAATGGCAGTTTCGTCACGGCGAGCTAAACCAGGCTCGCTTGGAGGGCGTCACCGAGTCGAGCAATGAAATCGCCGTGGGCCAGGAGGTGCGCACGACCGCGCCGGTGCTGCACAGCATCAACAACCCAATGATCGACGCCGCGCGCCTGCGATTTAGCTGGCCAACACTCCAGCGGCAGGATGCGAGCGGCAACATCAATGGGGTCCGCATCGATTACGCGGTGGACATTTCTACCGACAACGGCCCATTCGTCACGGTGCTGACCTCGTTCGTCGACCGCAAGAACGTCACCAAATACGAGCGCTCCCATCGGATAGAGCTACCCGACGGCAACCAGTGGACACTTCGTGCCCGGCGGCTGACGCCGGAGGCCAACAGTTCCCTGGTGCAGGACAGCATGTTCGTGGAGGCGGTCGCCGAGCTGGTCGACAGCGATCAAGAGTACCCGCTGACATCTGTTGGTTGCATCGAGTACGACGCCCAGCAGTTCGGCGGCGATATCGCCAAGATCGCGGTATTGATGCGCGGCCGCATCGTGCGCGTCCCCACCAACTACAACGCTGAGACCCGGACCTACGCCACTGCCGGGCCGGGTACCAGCGGCGGAATATGGGATGGCACCTTCAAGGAGGAATACACCAACAACCCTGCCTGGATTTTCTATGACCTGGTGCTGCACCCGTACTACGGCCTCGGCGAGCGTATCGACGCCACCATGGTCGATCGCTGGTCGCTGTACAGGATCGCGCAGTACTGCGATCAGATGGTCCCGGACGGCAAGGGAGGCCAGGAGCCGCGCTTCACCTGCAACTTGTATTTCCAGAAGCAGGCCGAGGCCTACGCAGTGCTGCAGGACTTGGCGTCGATCTTCCACGGCATGGCCTACTGGGACGGCAGCCAGATCGTAGTCAACGCTGATATGCCCGGTGACCCGGCGTACAGCTACAGCCCGGCGCAGATCCTCAACAATGGCGCGATCAAATACGACGGCACCCGCTGGCGCGATCGGCACACCGCGGCGATGGTCACCTGGGATAACCCGGACCAAGGCTACGAGACCGACAAGGAGCCGGTGTTCGATAACGAGGCGTTGAGCGAGCTTGGCTCCGTGCGCGAGCTGAGCGTCGAGGCGTTCGGCTGCACTTCCCTGGGCCAGGCCCAGCGGGCGGGTCAGTGGGCGCTGATGACTGAGCAGCTGCAAACCCGGGGTGCGACGTTCCGGGTGGGCCTGGACGGCGGCATTCCAAAGCCCGGCCAGATCATTGCCGTGGGCGATCCGATGCTTGCCGGCCGTGCGAATGGTGGGCGTGTCTCATCTGTCGCCGGCAAGGTCGTGACGCTCGACCGTGACGTAGTCATCCCCACCGGTGCGCGCCTTTACCTAAACCTGCCCAGCGGCAAATCTGAGGCGCGGATTATCAGCTCCGTGAGTGGCCGCGCTGTCACCGTGGCGGCGAACTACAGTGAGTTGCCCGAGCCTGAATGCGGCTGGGTGATCGACTTCGACGACCTGAAGGTCATGCAGTTCTACGTGCGCAACGTGACGCGCCCGGAGTGGCACCAATACCAGTTGGAAGTCATCCAGCACGAGCCGAGCAAGTTCCCGCACATCGACAACGGTGCCGTGGTGGATCCACGGCCAATCAGCGGTATTCCCGTCGGCACCCAGGATGCGCCGGCGCGGGTGCTGATCAGTCAGCATGTGGTGATCGAGCAAGGCATTGCCATCACTGCAATGACCATCGCCTGGGATGCGGCGCCTGGGGCTGTTGGGTATGACGTGGAGTGGCGGTGGGGGGCAAGGGAGTGGATCAAGGTCCCGCGCACCGGCGAGCTGCTGGTAGATGTCCGCGGGATTTATTCGGGTCAGTACATGGCCCGGGTGCGCGCGGTCAGCGCCATGAATGTTTCGTCCATCCCGACCACCTCGGTGCTGACGAATCTGGAAGGGAAGACCGGATTGCCGCCGGCGGTGACCCATCTAACGGCCGCATCGCTGCTGTTCGGTATCGGTCTCAAGTGGGGCTTCCCTGCTGGCGCCGAGGACACGCAGCGTACCGAGATCTGGTACGGGCCGGCCAACGTGCTGGAGAACGCCACCAAGCTGGCCGACCTGGCTTATCCCCAGAGCGACTACAGCATGCAGAGCTTGCTGGCCGGCGCGACGTTCTTTTTCTGGGCGCGTCTGGTCGACCGGACCGGGAACATCGGGCCTTGGTACCCGGTGGGTAACGGCGTTATGGGCCAGGCGAGTTCGGAGGCTGACCCGATTTTGGACCTCATCGAAGGCAAGATCGAGGAAAGCCACCTGGGCGAACATCTGCGGGATGAGATCGACAAGATCCCAGGCCTGCAAGACCAGATCGACGCGCTTGATGGGCTTTCTGCTTACAAGCCGGCGGAAGTGTATGAACAGGGCGAGATGGTCGTCGGGGATGGCCGCATCTACCAGGCGAAAATCCAGGTCCCCATCAACACGCCACCGCCGAACGCCACCTACTGGATCGATGTCGGCCAGTCGATCGAGACGGCCAACGGCCTGGCGCAGCAGGTGGCGACCAACACCGTCAACATCACAGAGCTCGAAGCGACGGCCACCTCCTTCGAGGCGCTGCAAGCTGCATGGAGGGATGACAACGGGGAGGGCGACCTTGCCGACGCCATCAAGGGGTGGACCAGCACGGCAGCCATCGCGACAGAGGAGAGGGTCAGGGCATCTGAAAACGAAGCCTCGGCCCGCCGCCTGAAGACGCTGGATGCGAAAGTCGGCCAGAACACGGCGAACCTGACCAGCCTTGAAGAGGTGGTGGTCACCAATGACTCGGCGACCTCGACGAAGATCGACCAGCTGACCGTGAAGGTTGGCAGCAACAGTGCGGCGATCCAGCAAACCGCGCAGGCCCAGGCCACCACCGATGGGAAGCTCGAGACTATCTGGTCCGTGAAGATGGAGGTTTCCTCCAGCGGGCAGAGGTATGCAGCCGGCTTCGCATTGGGTCTCGAAACGGGCTCTGGCGGAACAACATCCAACTTCGTGGTCAGGGCTGACACGTTTGCCGTGATGAACACCAACGCCCAGAACCCCGAGTTGTTCTTTGCAATAACAGGCGGCCAGACCTTTATACGATCGGCCTTCATTCAGGACGGAACTATCACCAACGCCAAGATCGGCGGCGCGCTTCAATCGACGGACTACATCGCAAATACACAGGGATGGCTGCTGCCGAAGACTGGGCCCTGGCAGTTGAACGGTACAAACGGGGCTGGTCGTCTGCAGATCGCCAACACAGCAATCCACCTCTACCACCCCAACGGGGTGCTGGGCATCGACATAAGTCTCTAATATGACCGGACTAACGATAAAGAGCGCTGCTGGCGTCGTTATGGTTGACATGACGATGAAGATAAGCCAGCGGCAAGGATACTTCGACACGGGCTCGGTTAATGGCTCGGCAGCATTACCAGCCCTGCCCACGGGGAAAACCCGGTTTTATGTCGTTGTTCCGCTCGTTGATCTGCAGCTGGAAAAG